TAGAAAATAGGTTTTCTGCCAGTTGCATTTGTATAATTTTTGAAAAGAACACCTAAAGCCATTACACCACTTAGATATTGTTGGCTGCTTCCAAAACGAATATAGGTTGAAGTTTCAGCAGTTGTGTTAATAAGTTGAGTAACTCTTAAACTACCTGATGAACCATCTGCCCAAACGCCTATATATTTACCTGAAGCATCAAATTTAACTCCATAAACCCATAAATACAAATCTGTATATGCACCAGTAATTGAAGTTAAAGAAACACCACCACTTCCTAAATTGCCAGAAGTAATTAAAGTCATACCACCACTGGCAGCAGGCGCAACCCACTTCAAGCCAGTCGTTTCTACGCTATCCGCTACGATGCTTCAGCTTGGCAAGGGGATTATTCTAGGCTCGGCACAATCGTGTGCAAATGTGCTTGACAAAAGAATAATCCCAATACTAAACTGCGAATTATGGAACTAATACCACTAGAAACAATTAAAGAAAAACTTCAGAATCGCTATGAAACACAGGGCTTTTCAATGGCTCTGTTCAGAAATGATTACAACCTGCTTGTCCGTCTTGGGGTACACCCAGAGATAGCAACGGTTGAAGATCTGCAAAGACTCGTAATGGGTGTCAAGGCTGCCTCAACTAAAGGAACTTACGCAGCAAGGATTAGAAGTATCTTCAAAGCTCTACGCAAGATGGGCTTGATACAGAATATGGCTGACCTAGATCTACCTGCTGTACGTAAGGGGCGAGGTTTACCTCATCCTTTGACTCCTGGTGAGGCTGAGCTGGTTATGACTAAGGCTGACCTGCCTATGAGGGACTGGTTCATAATAGGCTGTAAAGCGGGTTTAAGGGCTATGGAGGTGGCAAACCTTCGTGGGGTAGACCTAGAGAAGACTGATGACGGATACATCCTTAGAGTGGCAGGTAAGGGCGGTACAGACCTATCCATACCAGTTGCTGCGATAGTAGCCCAGACCATCTTGAAGCACGAGACCTCTGGCAAGATATGGTCAGTAACACCTAACAACCTGACCAAGCTCTGCTCTACTGAGATGAAGCGGTTAGGTATACCTAAGAAGACCTTCCACGCTTGTCGTCATTACTTTGCTACCAATATGCTTGAGAAATCAGGCGGAGATTTGTTGGCAGTAAGAGACCTAATGCGCCACTCATCTGTGGCTACCACTCAAGTTTATACCCAACTGGCATCTGGAAGAGCTAGATCGCTGGTTAATTTACTTTAATAAATCAAAGGAGAAATAGTGGCCTACGGCGATGACATTACCGAGGGTATTCCCTACGTACTTTCCAACCCTGCTGGGGCCACTAGTTACTCATCTACTGGCGAGGCATACGATGTAGCCTTTGCTGGTCTGCCATTCTTCTTGGCAGCTAGTGATGACACACCCTATCGCCGCGTCACAGCTCAGTATCGTAAGCAACAGATTGACCAGACCAGAGAGCCTGGTGAGCAGACTCTTACAGGTTGGTGGCTACGCTCACAGTCATCATTCCACCTTGGTGCTGGTATTAAATACTTTGAACCACTACAAGATGAGTCGCTTCGCTTCCAGTTTACAGAGTCCAAAGGTGTAGATGTCTGGACCAAGGGTCAGGCAAGCCTACTTAATACCACAGTAAGAGTCTTAAGCACTTCAAATACTCCGATAATTATAGGTGCCAATGATGGCACTAATGACTGTCTAGTAGTAACAGATGGAACTGCTCTAAAGAAAATAACGATGAGCAATGATACTGCTACTTCATCTACCTATACCCAAGCAGGTACTCCTGCAACGATTTATGATTTAACTACAGATGGAATCAGATACTGGTTTATCAACGCTACTCACGTTCACCGAGGAAATATCGGTGGAACTACCAGTGATACTGAAATCTATAATGCAACTAGCACTACAAGTGCCAGAATTAGATACATCAAACAACGTCTTATTGCCAGCGTTAATAATAAACTTTATGAATTAGATGCTACTCATACTGGCGGTGGAGCTCTACCTACAGACCACTATACCCATCCACAAAGTGACTGGACTTGGACCACAATTTCAGAAGGACCACAGGCTATCTATGTAGGTGGCTATAGTCGCAAGAACTCATCTATCTATAAGATTACTTTAGATCTTGCTAATGCTAATGCTCTTGGATTCCCAGAACTTAGCGTTCCTTCGGTAGTTGTTGACCTACCAGAAGGTGAGATCATCAATACCTTTGATACCTACCTTGGTACCTACGCGGTACTATGCACCAACAAAGGTGTGCGAGTAGGAGTTCTAGGCAATGAAGGAGATGTCTCCTATGGACCATTGCTATTTGAAGCTGAATGTACAGATGTAGTATTTAGAGACAAATTTGCTTATGTATCTACCAAGCAGAATACTGAATCAGGTCTAGTCCGTATTGACCTATCACAGCCAGTAGTTCCTAATAGCCTTATCTTTGCTTATGCTTGGGATGTATACGCCTCTGGTGAGACTGTTACTGCTGGCACAACAGCATTCCTTGGTGGCACAGACCGTGTAGGTTTCTCAGTTCCAGGCGATGGAGTATGGCTAGAATCATACGGAGTTAAGGTTGCATCTGGTTACTTGCAGACTGGTTATATCCGCTATAACACCTTAGAGCCTAAGATATACAAGTTACTATTTCCTAGATTTATCTCTACCAATGGTGGTCTAAGCCTGCAGTCTATTGACTCTGCTGGCACTAGCTACAATATCGGTACCTATTCACAGGGTGAAACTGTTACAGAAGGCGGTATCCCTTATCCTGCTTCAGCTCAGGAGTATCTAGGATTCAAGTTTACATTTACTCGCTCTACTGCTGATACAACTCTTGGCCCTATATTTAATGGTTATCAAATCAAATCTCTACCAGCAATCCCTCGTCAAAGACTGATTCAATATCCAGTCTTCTGCTATGACCACGAGACGGATAAGTTTGGAGTAGAGGTAGGCTATGAAGGTTCTGCTTGGGATCGTATGCAACAACTCGAAGCAGTAGAAAATCTTGGCGACACTCTTGTCGTTCAGGATTTCAGAACAGGTGAGTCTTTCATTGGACTCATAGAAGAGATGGACTTCATAAATCGGACACCAACAGATAAGCGCTTCTCAGGTTTTGGGGGCACTTTGCTAGTTACAATACGGAGCGTGTAATGACACCTAATGAATGGGCTGGCATAGCTGTAGCCACATTAACAATAATTACTGGATTTGCTGGACTTATACGCTGGTTAGTTAAGCATTACCTATATGAACTAAGACCCAATGGTGGCTCTAGCCTTAAAGATAAGGTTAATTTACTAGAAGAAAAAGTAGAATTATTAACTGAGCTAGTCAAGGAAGCACTGAGGAAATGAATGAAACCTGTTGTAAAGAGTGCAACACCTGCAGCACTTGCCGTTCTCAGGCAGGCAACTGCGCTTGTACCGAAGCGGAGCAAGGTGTCGGATGGACTCCTGCCAAGCAAGGCTCACATCAAGGCAAGTCCTAACTCTGATCACAATACTGGATTAGCAGTAGACCTGACCCACGACCCAAAGGCAGGTATTGACTGTGCCGAGATTTTCGAAAAACTTAAAGAAGATAACAGGGTTTCCTACCTTATCTTCAATAATAAAATTTGGTCACGCGACAAGGCTAAGTCTGGCAATCGCGTTTATACTGGTAGCAACCCTCACACTAAGCACATTCACATTTCTATCAACCCTGACCTGGCTAATGATACTAGCCCTTGGTTCTGGTGGATGAATCAACCTAAGATTGTGAACCAGATTGTGGCTGGACTTCAGCCTCAAGCTAAGAAGAAGGTGGCAAAAGGTACCATTTTGGTACCAGTCTGTACCTGCTGTAAGGTTCACAATACAAAACGAAAGGCAATCTAATGGAACAATTAAAGCAAGTCGGTCTTACTTGGTTTCGTGCTTCTGCTGCTGCAGCAATCGCACTATACCTAGCAGGAGAGACTAATCTTAAAGTCCTTGGAACTGCAGCTTTGGCTGGCTTCCTAGGTCCAGTACTCAAGTGGCTAGATCCGTCTGCTACTGAGTTTGGGCGTGGTTCAAACTAATAGTTTGTAGCAAGCGCGAGGCAAAAGGCCCTCATCCCTAACGGGGTGGGGGCTTCTTTTTTTATGCCTAAAAACTATTCTCGTTGTTATCAACAGGACAAGGGATACGAACTAAGTTACCGCAGTTAACACAGGTAGCATCAAGAAAGTACCAGGATATCTCATAGTCTTGGAACTGAGCCATAATGTTGAACATAGTACAGCCACAGCTACAGACGTGAGTAGGTCCAAGGGACCTGAGATCTGCTGCTTTGACAGGTGGTAATCTAAGCAGCCGAAGTAGACGGAACAACATTCAGTTCACGGCTCCTTCCTGATGTCAGTCGCCTCTCGCCGCCCTTGGCGGCTCGGAACGATTGTTTCTGTTTTATTCGCTCCGCTCATAGTTTAATGACAAGGCGTGTCGTTACTGGTACGACACGCCGAGGGAAGGTATATTTCTCTGTTATGACGACACTGGTAGGAATACAGATTACTGATATGGTAATAATGGCTGCTGATAGCCAGATTACTGAAGATAACTTACGGACTATAAGTAGTACTACACCAAAGATTATTAACGTTGGTAGATACTTACTGGGACTGGTAGGAGATTCCAGGCCTGGTGATATCTTGGCTTACAACTGGAAACCGCCAGTCTATAAAGGTTCAGATCCCGTGCAGTGGATGGGTAAGAAAATTATGCCTTCAATTCTGAAGGCTTTCAAAGAGAATGG